ATTAACTTCATCTGATTGGGTTGTTATTGCAACTGCTTACATAGGAATTGAGGGAATTACAAATATAGTTGAACGATTACGAAAATGAAACAATACTTTTTAGATTTTAAATTATCACTTTTTACAGGAACATATTTAGCGGTTTCGTTTACTGATGTAGATGCTGCGATGAAGATTTTAGCTTTTATATTAGCAACGGGATATACTTTAAGACGTTGGTATTTAATGGAAAAAAACAAAAACAATGAAATTGAATAACGCCGGTTATTTATTAATATGTAATTTTGAGGGTTTAAGTTTAACTCCGTATCTTTGCTCGGCAAAAGTTCCGACGATTGGTTACGGAAATTGTTACTATCCAAATTCTAAAAAAGTGACTATGTTAGACAAAGCAATTACAAAAAAAGAGGCTTTTGAAATGTTTAAAATTATAGCGGATCAATTCTCTATAAAAGTAAGTAAATTAATAACGTCAAATGTTAATCAAAATCAATCAAACGCTTTAGTAAGTTTTGCCTATAATATAGGAGTCAATGGATTTTCTAAAAGTACATTATTAAAAAAAGTAAATTTTAATCCTGATGATTTATCCATTAAAAACGAATTTTTGAAATGGAATAAAGCCGGAGGTAAAATAATAAAAGGTTTAACAACCAGGAGAGAAATTGAGAGCGATTTATATTATGAAAAAAATAACTTATAAAGGTGCAATTGTTCAAGAATATTTACTTAAATTTCCACACTCATCCACGAACGCAATATCTCGTTTATTGGTTGCGAATTATCCAATTGACTTTAATGGTGTAGAGGCGGCAAGAGGGATTGTGAGATCGCATAGAGGGGAACTTAATAATAATGTTAAAGAATTAACCTCAGTTAGAACAGACAAAGAAAAAAAACAATTTATGGAGAAAAATTTTGAATTGCCGAAATCGGACTATGAAAAACAAAGCGAAATAATAGTCCCAAACAAAAACATTTTATTTTTAACCGACATACATTTTCCCTACCAAAACAATGACGCTCTTAAATTAGCGATTGATTACGGAAAGGCCGAGAAAATAGATTGCGTCTATTTAAACGGAGATACAATCGATATGTATATGCTATCTCGTTTTATTAAAGACAGACGACTCAGGAATATAGCAGACGAGTTAGAAATGACACGAAACTTTTTAAAGAATTTACAAGATTATTTTCAAACTCCAATTTATTACAAAATTGGAAACCACGAGGATCGTTGGCAAAACTTTTTAAAATTGCAAGCGCCTGAGCTTTTAGGAATACCGGATTTTGAACTCTCAACAATTTTAAGATTTGGAGAGGCTGGCATCCAGGAGGTAAAAAGTAAGCAAATTGCTAAAGCCGGTAAATTGCCACTACTTCACGGACACGAATTTTTTAGCGGTTTTGCTCCTCCGGTAAATCCGGCTCGAGGATTGTATATGAAAGCAAAGGAAAGCTCAATTATAGGGCATCATCATAGAACGTCCGAACATACAGAGGTAAGTTTGAGCGGAAACGTAACAACGACCTGGAGCGTCGGTTGTTTATGTGGATTGCAGCCGGAATATATGCCGTTTAATAGTTGGAATAATGGCTTTGCTCATATTTTAGTGGAAAAAAACGGCGATTATGAGGTCAATAACCTTAGAATAGTGGAAAATAAAATCCGATAATATACTTATAATGGAAAATAAAATCAAATATTTAATAATATTATTGCTTTTAGTGGGGTGTGGAACTCGTAAAGTAAACAAAAGCAATACCGAAAACAGCACCAAAACGGAGATTGAGATTTCCGATACTACTAAAATTGTTATAAATACGGCTTACAATATTGAGAAAATTGTTAACGATTTTTATATTGAGCCAGTAGATACGACAAAAGCGCTTGTCATTATCGATAGTAATGGCAAAAAAACTTCGTATATTAATGCTAAAATTAGACAAATAAACGAAATAAGCCGAAATAAGACACTAAAAAACAAAATAGTACAAAGTAGTCGGAAAAAAAATATTAAGGCAACCACGCAAACGAAAACAAGCGTTAAACAAATAGATCGTAAATCGTCTATAATTGCTCAACTTTGGTGGTTATGGCTTTTAATATTGGGAATTTTATTATATTTTTTAAATAAAAAGATAAATTTGTGGGTTTAAACTGATTTGCTCAGACTGAAAATGCCTCGCTTAACTATTGTCGACATAGATTTAAGCCAATTAAACCACTTTTATAAGTGGTTTTTTTTATCCAACTATGTTAATAAAAAGTTAAAGTTTAATTAAAAGGACTTTAATTAAAATTTTATTTTACCTTTGATTTATTATTAATCAAACAAATATTTAAATTATGGAATTTAAAAAAATGATCCACAGACACAGAAAACAAATTGCGATTTTAAAAATGATTGAGAACGCAAAATTAAAAATTGAAAATTATATTAAAATGATTAACTCAGGTTTAAACCTAAAAGAGAATTTAAAAAAAGCGGAAACAACAATCGCAATCCAGGAACGGTTAATTAATTATTATTATTCAATATGAAAAATTTATATGAATTACTTAAGCCAGAAATTAAAGAGGTTTTAGAAACAGAAAAAAATTTATATCCTTTTTTAATTTCTGGAATTAAAAAAGAGTTAAACGAGAATTTTTTCTGGATTTATTTAACAGTAAACACAGCTAATCATTTATGCAATTTCAATAAAAAAATATTCGATATAATTGAATTGTCAAACTTATTTTTAAAAGATGAATAAAAAAAACGCTGGACGCAAGTCAAAATTTAAAGAGGGAACTCAAACCAAAATTATAAAGAGGTTAATTCCGATCGAGTCAGAAAACGAAATCAAATTTTCAATTAATAAAATAACAGAAAAATGGATAAGAAAATAAAATTAAAAGAAGTAAAAAAATTTGATAAATGGATGCGAAAAATAATCAAATCAATACACTACTCAAATAACGAAAAAATGTTTAATGCTTATTTAAAAATAAAATAATGGAAAACGAAGACAGCTGGAAACAGCAGACTCCAAACGAGTCAAAAGACAACGAGTGTAAATTTTGCGGAGAGGGAACTCAAAGCAAATATTGTTCAAATGAATGTCGTAAGGCATACGAAAACGAAAATTAAAATGGGAGCAAGTTCAAGTTTATTTTTAGAAAATTCAGAGCAAGTCTTAACAATGTACGAGCCAACTTTTACCAAAAAAGATGCTATCCTTACAGGAAAGCGAATGGTTGACAATGTAATTGAAAGCGGAGAGGTTGACAAGCATCAATTTATGGCAAATATTTGCCGATTAAAAGAGGTAATCAACTCAGCCGATGCCGAAATGCGTAAGCATCTACCGGAGGAAAAATATAATTGCTACGGCGTTGAGTTCGTTCCAACAAATGGAGGAAATTCAATTGATTATTTAGACGATCCAATTTATTGCCAATTAAAAGCCGACCTGGACGCAAGGGTTGAATTATTAAAGCTCGCACAACAGCAGCCAATAATTGATGCCTACGGAAACGACGTTCCAAAGGTTGGAACTACGCCTCGCAAAAATTCAATATCACTAAAATTTTAATTAAATGAGATTAGGCCAAAAAGTAAAACTAAAACAGACAAGCGTTTTCGCAATGGAAATTGACAGACACAATCCAACAGACAAAATCGGAATTATAAAAGAAATGGGTAATTATTTAAACAACTCAAAGCGAACTCCAGGACTTCCGGTTGTAGTGAATTGGGGAAAATTTACAAATACTTATCGTTATATAGATTTGGAGGAGGTATATGACTAAACAAAGCGATTTAACCAGGATCAAAAGAGTTATTAATTTTTACTATAAGAGAGGCATAAATTCTGAGAGAGTTAATAATTTATACAGAAAAATTTTGTTAATTAAAAAGAATTATATAATTTAGCGTTATCATAATACAGATGCAAGGTTTGAGCATCTTAATTTCAGACCATAAATAAAATAAATTATGAGTACAATTTCAAACAGAAAACAAGCGTTTTCTCAACCGCAAACAAATCCCTCGACTAAATTTGTTGAGTGGAAATCAAATGACAAATGTTTTAGTTATTACGACAAAGAAAAAAAAGAAAATGTCGCAATCAATTTGCCATTTAAATTTTTAGTATTAGACGAACTCCATACCGTAAAAGGTTGGAACGACGCAAGCTCAAGTCAAATAAATTCCAATGAGGTAAAATTTATCTCAAGAGACGAAATGGTTGTTAAACCATTTAAAGGAAACGAAATTGCAAAAGGACTTTACAAAGACATTAAGGAAAGAGTAAAGGCTGCCGGAGGGCATTACGTTAAGAGCGTTTATTGTATGCTCGAGGACGGCTCAATTGCTAACTTACAATTAAAGGGAGCAGCGTGCCAGGCTTACGGAGATTTTACGGCTAAAACTCGATCACGTTTAACAGACGAGTGGGTTATCGTAAGTAAAGCCGTAGAGGGTAAAAAGGGAGCTGTCAAATATACAACTCCAAGCTTTGCATTTAATAATTCATTAAGCGAGTCTGAGGCAGACTTAGCAGATGAGGCTTATAATGTATTAGAGGGATATTTAAAAACGTATTTAACAAGATCTGAGCATATTGATGCAATTGTTCCAAGTGAAACCGATGAGGTTGTCGAGGAAGACGATTTAGATTTTTAATTATTTGTTTGGTTAATAGTGGAAATTGGAGGCTTAGGCCTCCTTTTTTTAAATCAAAAGTACACATTTAAAGCGTTTTCCTATACTCCCCTAAAAATAAAAAATTTAAAATGTATAGGGGGGGGTACATTTTCCAAAAAAATGTGTTGAATGTGTACTATTAAAAAATATTAAAAATAATTAGTTTATATTAAATTAATTATTATCTTTGAAAAACATTGGAGTGGTAGCCATATTAACTTTTTTACAAAGTCCTTAATACCACGCAACTACCACTGCTGGTATTAGGGACTATTTTTTTAAACTATGATAGTATCTGTATTTAAAGACTTATATAAGTCAACCGACGTACCCTTTCACGTTCCAATTGAAAAAATTGTCAATAGAATTAAAAAAGGAACTTCAAAAGAGATTGTCGAGTTAGTTCGTAATGGAGCAAAGGAAAATAAAACCAAACTTCCTTGCATTTTATTTGGCGGTATATTTAACGAGAGAAACTCAAACTCACTTCAACAGCATTCAGGTTTAATGGTTGTCGATTTTGACAAATATCCTGACGTTGAAACTATGCTCTCACAATTGGAAATTTTAAAACTTAATAAGCATTTTTGTTTACTTTTTATATCTCCCTCAGGAATTGGAATTAAGGGCGTTTTAAGAGTCTCAAATGAATTGACAAAAGAAACGCATCCAAAAGTATTTAAAGAGTTCCAAAAGCAATTTAATTTCGATTATTTTGATATATCTAACTCAAACGTCGACCGAGTTTGTTTTGAGTCTTACGATCCGAATATTTATTTTAATCCTGAGCCTGAAATTTTTGATCCAATACTAAAAGATGAAGGATTTAATGTTTCTGAGCGAGTGCCACTTTTACCGGTTACCGACCAGGATAAAATTATCGCTAAGATTATGGATTGGAATTGGCAAAAAGATTTTATAGAGGGGGAACGTAACGCTTTTATTTTTGATTTGGCAGGAGCGTTTTGTGAATATGGTATCTCTCAAATAAATGCTGAGGGATATATCCTTAATAATATTACTACCGGAGATTTTTCAGAGTCAGAGGCAAAGACGACAATAAAATCGGCTTATAAAAAACGTAATTTTGATATTAAATATTTTGAGAATTATAATAAAATAGACTCTATAAAAGTAGATTTAAAAAAAGGTAAAAAGGAAGTCATTGAAAAATATGGTATCACGGAGGATACTTTTAACGAAATAAAGGAGGCATCCGAACACGAAGACTTTTGGCAATTTGGAGAAAAAAATAAGCTCCGAATTGATAATTTAAAATACCGATTATTTTTAGAGCGTAACGGCTTTAAAAAATATTTTCAATCGGACGCACAAAAGGCAACGTGGATTTATATCAGTTCCAATAAAGTAGTAGAAACCTCAGCAGAGAAAATAAAAGATTTTGTTCTTAATTATTTAATGGATCGAGGACAAATTGATGTTTGGAATTATTGCGCCAGTTATCAAAATATATTCTCAGAGAATTATTTGTCAATGATTGAGAGCGTCGATTTAATGATGCTAAAAGATACCAAAACAAAATCCTATATTGCCTTTGAAAATGGTATTTTAGAAGTCACAAAAGACTCGATTAAATTGGTAGATTATATCGACGTTGACGGCTACGTTTGGAAGTCTCAAATTATACAAAGAGATTTTATACAAAGCGAGGATCAGGATAACGAATATAAAACTTTTATTAATAATATTAGTAATAATGAGCCAATCGCTATCGAGTGCGTCGTTGGTTATCTTTTAAGCACCTATAAAAATAAAATGAATAATAAGGCCATAATCTTAAACGATGAGGTTATAAGCGAAAATCCGGAGGGTGGAACAGGAAAGGGATTATTTGTTCAAGGTTTAAAACAAATTAGAAAAATATCAATATTAGACGGAAAGTCTTTTGACGATAAAAAATCGTTTCCTTATCAAACAGTCTCTCCAGAGACTCAAGTTTTGGTATTTGACGACGTTAAAAAGAATTTTGACTTTGAAAGTAAATTTAGTTTGGTAACGGAGGGAATGACTCTCGAGCGTAAAAATAAAGACGCTATTAAGTTGAAAGTTGAGGAGAGTCCTAAAATGGTTATCTCTACAAATTACGCAATCAAAGGCGAGGGAAATTCACACGATCGCCGTAGGTTTGAGATTGAGTTTGCTCAATTTTACGGAAAGGCTTTGACGCCTTACGATGAATTTAACAGACAACTTTTTGACGATTGGGAAGTGGAGGATTTTAAACGCTTTGATAATTATATGGTTTACTGCTTACAATCTTATTTGAAATTGGGCTTAGTACCTCAAAACGCCAAAAATATTAAAATGCGTAAATTTATCGCTGAGACTTCAATGGAGTTTTTAGAATGGATTAAGGATATTGAAAACGTCCCTTTTAATCAAAGACTCGAAAAATCATTTTACTTCAATAATTTTACAACCGAATACCAGG